ATGGCAGTAACAGGTGCTGTAATAACAGGACTTGGTATTGCAGGATTAGCTGTGAGTAAAAACTTTATTGATACTGCAGCAACTTTTGAATCTGCATTTACTGGTGTTAGAAAAACTGTTGAATTGAGTGAAGTAGAATTTGCTAAATTGAGACAAGAGTTTAAAGATTTAAGTAAAGAAATTCCTATAACTTTTGTTGAATTAAGTAGCATTGGTGAAATAGCAGGACAATTAGGAGTAGAAGGAGTAGACAATATTGCTAAATTTACAAGGACAATAGCAGACATAAGTGTAACCACAAATCTTACTTCAGAAGCAGCAGCAACTGCGTTTGCAAGAATAGCAAATGTTATGAATGAACCAATTGCTAATGTAGACAGAATGGGTTCAGCAATAGTAGATTTGGGAAATAATTTTGCAACTTCAGAACAAGAAATTGTTAATATGTCTATGAGAATTATGGGTGCAGGAAAAACAATTGGATTAAGTACACAAGAAGTTTTTGGTATGAGTGCAGCTTTAAGTGCTTTAGGTATTAGGTCAGAAATGGGTGGTAGTGCTATGTCAAGAGCAATGATTATTATAGCAAAAGCTGTTGCTAATTCTAGCATGACCATGAAAGAACTTGCAGAAGAAACTGGATTAACTGGAGATGAATTAGCTGTAGAATTTGAAAGGTCACAAAGTGATGTTACAAAATTTGCTAAAGTTTCTGGAATAAGTGTTGAAGAATTTTCAGAAGCTTGGAAAACAAAACCGGTTGAAGCAATGTCACAAGTTGTTATGGGTCTGAAAAATATAACTGATTCTGGAGGAAATACTTTTGGTGTATTAGAAGATTTAGATTTAAAATCAATTAGAATAACAGATACTATGCTAAGATTATCCGGTTCAGAAGATGGCGTAACTAATGCTGTTGAAAAATCTAAAACAGCATGGGAAGAAAATAATGCTCTTACTGAAGAAGCTGCTAAAAGATATGCTACTACTGAATCTCAAGTTATAATGTTAAAGAATAAATTTGATAGTTTAAAAGAAGATATGGGTCGAACTTTAATACCAACATTTATAAAATTAGTTGATGTTTTGGGAAATGTAATTGGATGGCTAGAAAAACACCCTACTCTTACTAAATGGGCAATAGCTGCATTAGCGATTGGAAGTGCATTAGCAATTGTGGTTGGTCCTCTTTTAATATTAGTTGCATTATTACCAGCTCTTTCAGCAGGATTTGCATTATTAAGTGTATCAATGGGTCCAATAACACTTGTAATTTTAGCAATTGCCGGTGCTGTGCTTGCTGTTGTTGGTGCAATAAAACTTTTTAAAAAATTAACAGCTAATAAAGAAGAAAGAAAAAGAATGGCTCAAGATGAATTTGATGAAATGAATAACAATCCTATAGGAACATCATCTGGCAAATACAAAAAAGATACCATTATGTTAAATAGTAAAGAAAATAATTCAAATGTAATTGCATTAAACGATTTTATTGTAAGACCGGGAGGAAAAATAATAAAACCTAGTGCACAAGATACTATTATTGGAACAAAAAATCCAAATGGAATGGGTGGAACAACAATTATATTAAATGGAAATATATATGGAACAGACCCAGATGAAATGATGGAAGCTTTCCAAAAAGAATTAAATACAAAAATTAAATATTCGTAATGGTAATATATAGTAAAGTAACAATTAATGGTAGTACGCAAGATTCAATTAATACTACTACATTAAAAAAATCTATTAGTGACTTTAATTCTACTAGTAGTTTTATAATTTCAGTTAATAATCATACAGGAAGATATAGCTCTAGTTTTAGTTTAAATGATGAAGTTATTATTTATGCAGATAAAGATACTAATCCACCTACCACAAAATTATTTGCAGGCATAATTGAAAATATTAGTTATAAAGGTGACCCAAATAAAGAAATTATAGAAATAAGTGGAAGAGATTATGGTGCAATATTACAAGACTTAAATATTGACCCAATAGTATATAAAAATCAAGAAGTAAGTATTATTATTAATGATATAATTGTACATATTCGCTCTTCTATAACTCGTAATAATGTTAATACTACAGAAACAACCTTAGAACGAGTTACATTTAACCATACAAATGTTTTTGATTCTTTAATTAAATTAGCAGAATTATCAGGATTTTTCTTTTATGTTGATGAAGATAAAGATTTGCATTTTGAAAAAAAAGATGATACTCCATCAGGATTAAATATTGATAATATTATTACAGCTTCAAGATTTGAAATTAATGATGACCAAATATATAATAAAATTTGGGCTTATGGTGGAAGGACTTTTACTGGTGCTAATAATAAATTTACAGCAGATGGAATTGGTAGTGAATTTACTTTAGATGATAATCCTCATAATACAAATGTTTTTGTTAATGATGACTTACAATCTAAAGGTGGTATTTTTAATATGGATGACCCAGAATATACTACAGATTTAAAATATCTTGTTGATTTTGATAGGAAAGGTATTATTTTTGTTAGTGGAACATCAGCGGGAGACAATATTCCGGCATCTGGTGATATAATTTCAATTGATTATGATAGAAGTAAACCGATTGTTACAACTAATCAAGACAATACAAGTATTGCAACTTATGGTACAAAAGAAAAAGTTATTATTGATAAAAATATTTTAACATTTGCAGAAATTGATAATATGGCAACCTCGTTTTTGGAGAATAATAAAGACCCCAAAATACAAGGAACTGTATCAGTTAAAGGTATTGTAGATGTTACGCCAGGACAAACTATTGTTTTAAATATTCCTTTTGAGAATATAGTGTCTCAAACATATTCAATTTTAAATGCTAAATATTTATTTAATCCAAATAATAATTTATCAGAAAATGTTTTGACATTAACATTAAATAAAAAAATTGATAATATTTCTGATACTATAAAATCACTTATTTTGAAACAAAAAGAATTAGAAACAGAGGGATTACAAGGGTCTTTAACTACACTAGAAACAGCCAGTGATACAACACCAATAAAACATCATTATGAAGTTTATGCAATGTCAGGTACATATTTTCCATTTAGGTTTCAAACAGAAGGTGCGGATATTATGGATAGTTCTTCTGCAGTATTAGGACCATGGGAATTAGGAAGTATATTATTAACTTCAGGAGGAAATATCTAAAATGAAAAGGAGGTATTATAAATGATAATAGATGCGGGATTAACAGAAACAGCAAAATATATGGCTGGACAGTCTACACGACCAACGCATATTGCTATTGGAACTGGAAGTGTAACTTTAACAAGTGGTGCTACAGTTTTAACAGCTGAAACAGATAGAAATTTAATTAGTGAATATAGTGCAGTTGGTGCAGAAATAACATATGTATGTGATTGGGCTGCAGCAGAAGTTTCAGGAACGACATTATCAGAATTTGGATTATTTAATTCAATAAGTGGAACAGGAATGTATCAAAAGGAGGTTATTGGAAGCATTGTATTTGATGGTTCAAGAGAATTGCAAATTCAAATGTCTAATAGTTTTGTACAACCATAATGGTAGATATTGTTGAAAGATTAATTAATCATAAAGTGTTAGCTCTTACAGGAAGTGAAGATATTGACTTTACTAGTCCCACTGTTCATTTTAGTGGAAATGTTACAATAAGTGGAACAGGTGGAGGAGAATCTCAAAATCTTTCTGGTTTAGTACCTTATGCTGATGCTATTAGTGGTTTGGATATGAGTGGTTATAATATTACCGCAGATTATTTTATTGGTAATGCAGGAAGTTTAACTGGTATTCCATCACCAACAGATAGAGTGCCTTATACTGGAGCTGTATCTGGTTTAGATATGGGTGCTGAATCAATACAAACCACAGGAAGTTTTGTTGGAAGTTTAATTGGAAATGTTACAGGAAACACTACAGGTAATTTAACTGGAAATATTACAGGAAATGTTACAGGTAGCCTTGTTGGGAATGTAACTGGTTCAGTAATAGGAGATGTTACAGGAAATTTGACTGGAGATGTTACAGGAAATATTACAGGAAATGTAACTGGAGATGTTACAGGAGATGTTACAGGAAACATTAGTGGAATATTAATCCAAGGAACTTCTGGAATATTTTCTGATATTTCAATTCATGATGATGGGATATTTGG